TGTGCAAGAAGACCAATTTCGACTGGTCGATGCGCTACGCCCTGCTCGACGCCTGGGCCCACCGCCCGAATTTCCAGACGCTGGTGCGCGACGACATTCTCGCGCAGCAGGCGCAGGACCGGATCATCATCGGCTTCCACGGCACCAGCGCGGCAGCCGACACCGATCGCGTCGCCAATCCGCTGCTGCAGGACGTCAACCTCGGGTGGCTGCACAAGATCCGCACCGATGCGCCTGCGCAGGTGATGGACGATGGCGCCCTCACGGTCGAAAGCGACGGCACTGACAACGCCGCGCTCAAGGCGATCTACGTGAAGGATGGCGCGACCCTGTTCGACGAATCGCTCGACAATGCGACCGATGCCGACGCCGACTATGCCTCGCTCGATGCGCTGGTGCTGGACGCCAAGCGCGGCATCCATGAACGCCATCGCGGCGATACCGACCTGGTCGTGATCGTCGGGCATGACCTGCTTGACGACAAGTATTTCAACATCGCGCAGAAGACCGGCGCGACCGCGACCGAGCAGGAAGCGACCGACCGCATCCTCGCTTCCACCAAGATGCTCGGCGGTCTGCAGGCCTACCGCGTCAGCGGCTTCCCCGCGAATTCGATCCTGATCACCAAGCTCTCCAACCTGTCGATCTACTGGCAGGAAGGCAGCCGCCGCCGTCGCCTGGTCGACGAGCCCGAATATGATCGCATCGCGAACTATGAATCGGTCAACGAGGCCTACGTGGTCGAGGAATACCAGCTGGCGGTGCTGGTCGAGAATATCGTGATCGGCGCGGCACCGGACCGCCCGGATCTCGCCTAACCCGACCTGATGGACAGGGGCGCACCTGCCGTGCGTCCCGTCATCGCCCCGCAATTTTCCTCCACGCTGCAGGAGCCCCCGCTGATGACCAGTCCCTTCCTTCGCAACCGCCAGCGCAAGCTGGCCGCACAGTCGGGCGAAGCGGCGACCGCGCACATGCCCAAGCCGCGCGACGAAAAGAGCGCGACCGGTCAGGAATATGCCGGGCTGAAGGTCCGCCTGCACGATCAGCTGCGCCAACTTCAGGACGTGGAAAGCCACGAAGCACGCATCCCCATGAAGGCGCAGTTTGTGAAGGACTTCGCGCCGTGGGTCGATGGCGTGATCGAGGCCGACAAGCCGGTCGAGGACGAGATCGTGATGACCAGCCTCGTCTGGTCGATCGACATCGGCGAGTTCGAACGTGCGGTCGAGATCGGCGAATTCGCGCTGCGCCACGGCATGTCGATGCCAGAACGCTACAAGCGCAGCGTGGCGTGCTTCCTGCGCGAAGATATCGCCGAGATCGCGATCGCGGATTCCGACGCGGTCGATCTGCCGCTTCTCGTGAAAATCGATTCGCTCACTGCCGATGCCGACATGCCAGACGCTGCGAAGGCGAAGCTGCACAAGGCGCTGGGCCGCGCCTGGCGCGCGAAGGCGGACGCTTTCGATGCGAGCGACGACAGCGCCCCTGCCGGGGGTGAGGCGGCCTACGTTTCCGCCGCGCTCGACCAGCTCCGCCGCGCGCTCACGCTCGACAAGAAAGCGGGCGTCAAGAAGGACATCGAACAGCTCGACCGCCGTCTCGCCAAGCTGCAGGAAAGTCAGGGAAATGGCGATCCCGCCGACTGAGATCACGCGCGAAGAGAAACGCGCGGATAGCCGCCGCCTCGCTCTGTTCGCCGCCTCATGCGTGTTTTTGGCTGTTGCTCTCGCATTGCTGATTCCGGAACGCCCCACGGCGCTGGGGGGCGATCGGTCCGATCGGCGGGGCGCATGCCCTACCCGCTCGTGCCCGGTCTCACCCCCCACTTGCCGGGAAATCTAGGACCCGACCGTGGCTGGACTGACCGCACCACCCGATAATGCAGCCGCACCCGACGGCCCGATCGTCGCGGCGGATGACTGGTTCCCCGGCATCGATACCGACGCGGTGCGCGAAAAGGTCCGCATCGGCGATGGGGCGGTGACCAATGCGCGGCTTACCGAAGCGGTCGTCGCCGGCATCCTTGCCGGGCTCGACGCCTTGGCCGACTGGCAGACGATGCACCGGAATGCCGGGGTCGCGAATCTCGAGGCCGTCACCACCCGAACCGTTGCGGGAGAGAACCTGGCCAATCTTCTGTGGGGCCGGATCGTCCTGTTCTATGCCGCCGCCGAGCTGATGGACGGGCACACCGATGTCGCCGCGACCGACGACGCGCTCGATCGGGAAGAAGAAAAGCGCGCCACTGCCGACACCTATCGCCGCAAGGCCTACGAAGCCGTCGCCGACCTGATGAAGATCGGCGCGAAGGAAGGTGACGCGGTCGGCCGCAACCGGGTGGAGCTGATATGATCGCCACGGCGCAGGATGGCGAAACTCTCGACGCTCTGGTCTGGCGTGTGCTCGGGCGCACCGCGGCGATCACCGAACAGGTCTATGACGCAAACCCCGGCTTGGCCGACCACGGCGCCCAGCTGCCGGGCGGAACGAGGGTAGACCTCACGCTCGCCGCACAAGCCGCCAGCGCGCCGCCGAAGCGCGATGTCGTCAACCTGTGGGATTAGGCGGATCCAGCAATGCAGAAACCCGCCAGCCTTCGCAAAGCACTTCATGCCGCGCTACCCTCGATCCGCTCCACGCCCGATCGCCTGGCGATCTGGATCGAGGACGGCGCGGTTCGCGTGCGCCAGACCGAAAGCCACTCCTTCGCGTTCCATTATCCGCTGTCGATCCTGCTGCGCGAGGAAAAGACCGACATCGCGATTGTAGTCCATGCGATCAATCGCTGGCTGCGCGCCAACCAGCCCGATCTGCTGGCGGGTGGCGCGGGCGATTCCTACAAGTTCGAGACGGACATCCTCGACAACGGCACCGCCGACATCCTGTTCACGATCGACCTGACTGAAAGCGTCTCGGTCGCCCGCAATCCCGACGAAAGCTGGGCGATCGATTACCTGCCCGAACCCGATCCCATGTTCGCCAGCGACGCGCCGGTCGAAGGGCTGGACGGCACGACGCCGCTGGCGGGCGTCGATGCGATCGTCGCCGATGGCGGCTGACCATGTCCCACTATGATTCCGATGCGCTGTCGGGGCTCGACCCGTGGCTGGCAGACGTCCTGCGCGGGCTGTGCCCGGCCAAGCGCAAACGCGCGGCACTGAAGCTCGGGCAGGCGCTCCGCCGATCGAACCTTGCGCGGATCAAGGACAACGTGGAACCCGACGGCAGCCCGATGGACAAGCGCAAGTCCCGCCTCGATCGGCGCGGACGCGTGCGCAGCAAAGCGGGCGGCAAGATGTTCCGCAAGCTGCGCTATGCCCGCCGCTGGCAGGTAAAGGCACGGGTCGACAGCGTGGAGCTTTCGCCTAAGGGCCGGTCGAACATCCCCGAGGTGCATCACTTCGGCAAAAAAGGCTTCGTCGGGCGCGGACCCGATGGCAGAAAGATTTTCACCCGATACCCCGAACGCCGCCTGCTCGGCTTCGGCAAGGGGGACGATCAGCTGGCGATCGACATTGCAGCGGACCTGATCGACCGGGACTAATTGCGGCGCTCCGGCCGCGAGGCCCGGTCAAATCCGCTTTCACCACTCGCCCGACTTACGCGCGGGAAATCCATCGGGCAGTCGACATGGCATGACTGCCGCCGCATCTTCCGTTGATCTGTCGCGCCTGCCGCCGCCGGACGTCATCGAAGATCTCGACTTCGAAACGATATTCGCCGCGCGCAAGGCAGACTTCCTCACCCGCTTTCCGCAGTTCAGCGCGAACGTGGAAAGCGATCCCGTCGTCAAGGCGCTGGAAGCGGGGGCCTATCGCGAACTGGTCCTGCGGGCGCGCATCAATGACGCGGTGCGGCGGGTGCTGGTCGCCTATGCGGCAGGCCCGGATCTCGACCATCTCGCAGCGTTGCTCGGCGTGGCGCGACAGGAGATCGCGCCCGCCGACGCACAGGCCGGTACGCTCGCCGTTTTCGAGGATGACGATGCGCTGCGGCGGCGCATGCTGCTCGCGCCAGACAGCTTCAGCGTGGCTGGCCCGGCCAGCGCCTATGTCTTTCACGCCCTGTCCGCCGATGCCGACGTTCTCGATGCGAGCGCGATCAGCCCCGCCCCCGGCGAAGTCACCGTTTCCGTCCTCTCTCGCAGCGGCGATGGCAGCGCACCTGCACAGCTGGTCGCCACGGTCCAGTCGTTGCTCGACGATGATGAAGTTCGCCCGCTGACCGACCAGGTCACGGTGCAAGGCGCGGACATCGTCGACGTCGCGATCGACGCGCAGCTGACCCTCTACCCCGGCCCCGACGAAACCTTGATCCTGACCGCTGCGAACGCCGCGCTTGACGATCTGCTTGCGAGCAACCGCCGCCTGGGCCGCGACCTCACACGCTCGGCAATCACTGCCGCCTTGCATGTCACGGGCGTCCAGAACGTCGCGCTGGTCGCGCCCGCTGCCGACGTCGTCATCGACCTTACGCAATGCGCCAATGTCGGCACCCGCTCTGTCGTCGTCTCGGGGACTGACACATGACCATCCTTCCCCCCAACTCCACCGCGCTCGAACGCAAGCTCGATCTGGTCGAGCAGGCACGCCTCGCGGCGGTGCCGGTGCCGATCGGCGACGTCTGGAACCCCGCGACGTGCCCCGCCGCACTGCTGCCCTGGCTGGCATGGGGCATCTCGATCGACATCTGGGACACCGGATGGACCGAACAGCAGAAGCGCGGTGCGATTGCCGCGGCGATCGCCGAACAGCGCCGTAAGGGTACCCGAGCAAGCCTGCGCACCGTGCTGGACCGTTTCGATCCGCTGATCGAAATTGTCGAATGGTTCGAGGATCGCGAAAACCTCGATCCCCATACCTTCCGGCTCGAGCTTCCTCTGAAGACGGTCAGCCCGGTCGAATACGATACGGAACTGGTCGCCGCGCTCTTGCGGGACATTGCCCAGGTCAAACCGCTTCGTGCGCACATGTCCGCCGTTTATCGCATGAAGGCCCAGGCCAATGCCTGGCTGCTGGGCGCGGGTTGGTCGGCCGGTCACACCAGGCTCGATGCCGACGCGGACGCCGAAGCCGCGCTCGATCCGGTCTGGGCGAGCTACCTGCAGACCGAGGATGGCGAGCCGCTGCGCAACGAAGCAACCGAAGACTTCCTGGTGGCGGCATGAGCGGCTTCGTCTTCACCGTTACCACCGCCGGGCTCGATGCCCTGGTCGATGCGCAGGCGGGCAAGATCGCCGCGATCGAGATCTCCGCGCTGGGTCTGTCCGCAGCGATCGTGGATGTCTCGCCCACGCTGATCGCGCTTCCTGGTGAATTCAAACGGATCGATACCTTCTCGGGCCAGTCGGTTTCCGAAACGATCATCCACATGACTGCGCTCGATGCGAGCGCAGAGACCTACGATGTGCGCAGCCTCGCGCTCTACCTTGCGGATGGCACACTTTTCGCCGCCTACTCGCGGGCCGAAGGCCCGCTATTCCGCAAGGTCGATATTGCGAGCTTCCTGTTCTCGATTGACATAGCCTTCTCCGAGGCAATCGCCGGCGACATTGCCTTCGGCGATGCCAGCTTCCTCTACCCGCCCGCCACCGAAGCCGTGAAGGGCGTGGCCGAAATCGCGACGCAGGTCGAGGTCGACGACGAAGCGGACGACGGGCGGATCGTCACCCCGCTCAAGCTTGCCACCCGCCTCGCGGAAGTGCTCGCCCCGATCATCCAGTCGATCGCCGACGAAGCCAGCGCGCGTGGCAATGCCGACGCGTCGCTCGACCAGGTCATCGGCGAAGAGGTGCAGCAGCGGACCGATGCCGACGCCGCCCTTCAGGGGCTGATCGATGCGCTGCTCGCGCGCACCATATCCGGTTCGGGCCTTGTCACCGGCGGCGGCACTCTGGCCAGCAACCGCGTGCTGCAGGTGCTTGCCGCCAGCGCGGCGGACGTTCTTGCGGGCACTGCCGCCGATCGCGCGATCACGCCGGCCGCGCTGGGCGGGATCGTCAAGTCCGTCGGCCAGAGCGGCTACATCTCGATTCCTACGGCAGACCCCGCCCGTCTGGTCGTTCTACAGTGGGGTCGGTTCACCGCTGCAGGCGACGCGCTGACCACGGTCACTTTCCCGCTCGCTTTTTCCCAGCCCGCATTCTCGGTCGTCGCCGATGGGAGCGATTCGACCGACACCGGGGTCAGCTCCAACAACGCGCGCGTCCGCGCGAACACGATCACCGCCACCGGCTTCGCCGCCTTCAGTGCGACCAACACCGCCGAGTCCTGCACCTTCATCGCCGTCGGGGAGATCGACAACTCGTGACCCTGTTCTTCAGCCCTTCCACCGGCGGCTTCTACGACGATGCCGTTCATGCCCCCGCCCGAATCCCGGGCGATGCGCTTCCGGTCGATCCTGCGCGGCACGCCGAACTGCTCGAGGCGCAGGCGAGCGAGGCGCCGGTCGCGATCGTGCCGAGCGAGACGGGAACGCCGGTCATGTCCCGCCAGCGCACCCTGACCGTTACTGAACGCCGCGCCCGGCTCCATGCAATCCTGGTCAACGAGACCGCGCGGCGCATCGCCGAGATCGCGGATCTCCAGCAGCAGCTGATCGACTTGCGGATCGGCGGAAGCGAAGCCGATGCGCGCTTTGCCGCGATCGATGCGGTCCGCGCGAACGCCGCCACCATCGCCGCCGCGATCGATGCCGCGGCGATGGCCGACCTGGCTGCCTTCGATCCGACCGCGCCCGAACAATGGGAGCCTCAACCGTGAGCCGCGTCAGCAACTTGCCTGCAATCGATCCGGCATCGATCGACGGGTCCGAAACCGTTCCGGTCGTGAAGAACGGCACGCTTGGTCGTGCACCAATCTCGACACTCGGGGAAGCCGCGGCTTCGAACGC